AGGCACCATCGGCGCCGTACTCGACGCCCTGGGCGCGCTCGGCTTTACAGCCAAAGTGCAGGAGTGGTTCAACCAGATTCCCCAGGCCGACCCCTACACCTACCGGCTGATCATCGAGGTCGACCAGGTGGGTTACGACCTCGAAGACGTCGCCCTGCTGCTGGAAGTGGTCGACAGCGCCAAGAACCTGCGCTCTCACCTCACCGAGATAGTGCCGATCATTCGCAGCCAGGTCGGGCCGGTGCTCGCCTCGGCAGTGATGGTGGGTACCGAGTTGCGCGTACCCCCAAGCCTGGATCAAGAGGTGGCCATCATCAATGACTTCTACGCAGCCGAAGCGCTGCTGAACACCATCGTCAACACCAACCTGGCCGAGATAGGAGAATAAGACCATGGCAGAACTGCCCCTGGACGAAGCCGTCGCGCGCTTCAAAAGTAACGAAGAGCGGATCCGCCAGTTCGTGAATGCGCCTAATGGTGAAGAGGTTTACGAGACCGAGGCGGGTGACCAGGTGCCGGTGCTACCAATGCTATTGACAGCGGTCACTGCGCAGGCTGATCGCGCGACTGAAAAAGCAACAGAAGCTGAGTACTCAGCCACAGCTGCTTATGCCTCCGGTCACCAGTACAGCAATACCACTTTAGGTTTGGCTGAGACCGTGAACGGGCAGTACTTTCTATTGCGCACTGCTGATCCTCAAGTTTTTGATGTTTATCTGAATGATGCCGGCGCGCCTGTTTTGCAGCCGGAGCCGTTTGTAGTACCTGGCAAAAAAAGTATTAGCGCGATCGATTCAATGACTCGCTTGTGGTCAGCCAACGGCCAGGTCCTTGATCGGTTTGATGAAGTCGACGACATGCCAGTATCGCGTGGCGATGGCGGTCTAATGCCAAGCACACCTGTGTTTCAGAAAGTTGTCGGTGGAGGGCTGTTGGCCTCTGCGCAATCTTCAAGTGCCCGTTATATGAGAGGAACAAACCATCGATACAGCCGTGCAGCTAAAGAGTCGTTTTCCTTCTCATGGCAAATAACGGCTTGGAATCATAATTTGCTGATTGGCCTTATGATCGGCGAAGGCTTTTCTGACGGGATAACTGTCGTATACAGCCAAGCGGGGGCGGTTGTGGTTTACTCCGCCACAACGACCATTGAAATTCTTGGCGGAAATAGTAGTTTGAGGGCTTTCAATACGGGGGATACTGTCTCGTTAAGAGTTGACTTGAATGCGAAAGGTGGGGGTACTGTCGTTGCAACTAGCCCTGCGGGGGTCGAATACCCTTATCCGGTGCCTGCGGGGATTTTCCCTGTCGGCAGGGTGTGGCTTGCTATTAGGGGGGGCGGAGGCACCGCATTGTGCGAAAGTATGTCTGTAGAGCGCGTTGCCGAATCTACCCTGGCGGCGATCAATGACCGAATAAACATCTTTCCAGACGCTGATCTCCAAGGTAATTCTGCCGGTTCGTTGTGGGTTGGCGATACTGTGGTAGAAGAGGGCGTATCCACCGCGATTTTTCCTGGGTCTAACGCAGCCGTCTATACCTGGGATCTGCGGGCGGAAAATGCACTACGGCCAGGTGCATCACTTACTTACCAATTCGAGCGGCTTTCTGACAACGCAGGAAGCACTTCAGCCCGAAACGACATTCTGTTTTTTGATGCAGCCGGGGTTGAAATATCTCGCGTTTCAAACAGTGTCATTTCTCAGGTAGGAGTGTGGGAGTCTAAAGAGCTAACCGCAATAGTGCCTGCGAATGCGGTCAAGATTACGTTATGGGCCGGTGGTGGCGTTTCGGCAACAGTTATAAAGCAAAGAAATCTTAGGCTAACAAGTAACCTTGCGGAAATAAGGTTGCCTTTCGGTGGCGCAGGCGGCAGCGCTGCGATTATAAGCGACCGCAGGGTGTTTGTTTCTTCTGAGGGGTCAAACTCAAATCCGGGGTCTGAATCCTCGCCACTGCTGACGTTAGCAGCCGCGTTCGCGAGTTCTAAGCTGGCTGGCGGAGGCGACGTAATCCTTTCTAATGGCGAGTATTACGCGGATGGTATATCGCTGACAACGCTTGCTAACGCAGGCCCAATATCCATCCAGAGCAAGTATGGACAAAGAGCGCGCATCACTCGTCACGCTACGCTGGGCGCTATTACTAAATCTGCGGGGTATGGGAAAGTTTATCAAGCAACGCTGGCAGCGTCGCCGGGATTGTGGGTGTGGCAGCACGATACACCAGACCCTAGATCGCTAATCGCACTTCCTGAGCGTTCCGCGTATCAAAAAGGGCGCTCACATAGACTTCCGTGCACTCGGATCAGCAAGGCCGCAAGCATCGCAGAGGTTGATGCGTCCGCTGACACTGATCCACGCTGGTTCTGGGAGTCGGGTGTGCTTTATTTTTCGATATACGGCGGAGGCAGCGCACTATCAGCTGATATTCGTGTGCCCGGTGGCAACGCGCTTGCCGCTGGCGGCGGCTCCAGAATAGAGATGGTCGGTGTAGATGCTTGGTACAGCGGGATTATTTTCCCACTTGCAGCTGCTGCCCATCTTTACGATGTTTTTGCTTTCGGCACAAAGGACAACGCTATTTCATACGATGCGGGCGGTCGCTTCACGTCTGAGTACTGTGAGGCCGCAGGCTCTGAAAACGACGGTTTCAACTCCCACAACACTGCCAACCCTAACTACCGTAATTCTGTAGGCGTGCATCTGGGCAACTGGGGGCATGACAACTACGGCGACGGACATTCTGATCATGCTTGCTCTCTGGTCCAGTTTGATGGCGGGCTGTACGAGCACAATGGCAAAGCGGGTATTGTGCCTGCTAACGGATCGCATGCTATTGCCCGAAATACACATGCTAGAAACAACGGGCTAATAACTCCAAACGGCGGCGGTGGGTTTGCCATAACCAACGCGAAGTCTGCTTTTGACCCAGGTGTTGGCACACAGTTTGACTTGTATAACTGCGTATCGGAGTTCAACTCATACAACTTCATGTGCGGCCCCGCAGCCGTTTCCGGTGGCGGGTCAGGTGGTACCACTGACGTTAATCACGCTATGCGGGTGTTCGACGGCCGCAGTCGAGGTGCCAGCGTTGCCGGTTATTTTGCGCGCGCAGGAAAGATGACGGCTCAAAACTGCGCAGATAACGGGTCTGTGGCTGCGAAGCTTTCCGAGGATGGAGGCGAAATTATCGTTATAACAAGCTCACCCCTTATTTGATCGCCCCGAATCCGAATTGAGGTCACTGCAATGCCAACCTACAAATCCATTCACACCGCCCACGGCCTGCAGGCGATGGCTGCAGCCGAGGCCGCCGGCACGCCGATCAACATCACCCACATGGCCGTAGGTGATGGAAATGGCAACTTTGTGGATCTCGCCGATGATATGACCGCCCTGGTGAATGAGCGCTTTCGCGCTGCGGTTAACAGGATCTACCAGGATCCGGAGCGCGATAACAAGTTCACCGCCGAGCTGGTGATCCCGGTCAGCGTGGGCGGCTTCACGATCCGCGAGATGGGGCTGTTCGATGTGGATGGCTACCTGTTCGCCATCGGCAACGTACCGGCCTCGGTCAAACCAGCCCCTGGCGAGGGTGCCTTTGCCGATACCATCGTACGATTCGAGTTCCTGGTCACCAACGCGAGCGTGGTAACCCTGCAGGTGGACCCGAACGTGTCGGTGGCCACCCAGTCGTGGATCCTCAACAACATCACCATGGCCACGCTGCTGCCGGGCGGTACCACCGGCCAGGTGGCGCGCAAGCAGTCCAACGCGGATGGCGACATCATCTGGGCGGATCCGGACCAGGCCAACATCACTGTTGATACCATCGAAGAGAAGCAGGAGCTGGTCGACGGGCAAACCGTGGTCACGCTAGCGGTGTGCACCACGCGGGGCCTGGCTGTGTATGTGGACGGTGAGCGGGTACCCAATGACGAATGGACCAAAAACGTCAGCGACCCCACCGAGTTCAACTTCAATACGCCGATCACTGGCACGCATGAGCTGATCTGCGCACAGAATGAGCCCAACGGCAGCGCACCGGCACCGCTTGAGCGCAGCAAGAACCTGGCGGACGTCGAGAGCAAAGCCGCCTCGCGGGTCAACCTGGACGTGTTCAGCCGTGCAGAAACCCGGCAGATGGCGCCCGCTGGAATGGTGGCCCACTGCGCACGAACCACCGCACCGACCGGCTGGCTCAAGGCCAATGGTGCAGCAGTGGGGCGGGTGGCCTATGCGGACCTTTTCGCGGCGATTGGCACCAACTTCGGCGCCGGCGACGGCTTCAACACCTTCAACTTGCCGGATTTGCGCGGTGAGTTCATTCGCAGCTGGGACGACGGCAAAGGTGTTGATCCAGGCCGTGCGCTGGGTAGCTGGCAGGGCGACGAGCTCAAGAGCCACAAGCACAAACTTAGGATCCAGAAGGATGGCGGCACTCTGCTGTGGCCAATCGATATCGATTCCAGCGTACGGGGTGAGTTTGATGATGACCCCTTCGCCCGGGGGGAAGTAATGCAAGCCACAGGCGGCACCGAAACCCGCCCCCGCAACCGCGCGTTCCTCGCCTGCATCAAATACTGAGGGCCAACCCATGCAAGCCTACCAACTCACCGCCGCAGGCCTGTTCCTGGGCATCACCGAGGCAGACGAGAGCCCCCTCGAACCGGGCGTGTACCACTTGCCCGCCGGCTGCATTGCCACTGCCCCGCCAGAGACCTGGCCGGATGACAAGTGGCCCAGGTGGAACGGCTCAGCCTGGCAGCTGGTGAACAAACCCACCGCCCCGGCAGAGCCCAGCGCAGTGGAAAAGCTCGCTGCCTTTCTCGACGCGAATCCGGATGTGGCCGCGCTGGTCACCACAACGGACCCGGAGTAGCATCAACCCTGCTTAGGTCGAAGTAAGCACCCCCGTTTCGGCGGGGTTCTTCGCCCTCCCCCGTGTAACGCCCCCCGCATCACCGCCACCTGCTGGCTCACCTCTCGCACGCGCGTCAACCTCAAGGCTCACAGGTCAACGTACTGCAGGAGCCAGCCATGCCAGACGCATATCACCACGGCGTGCGTGTCGTAGAGATCAATGAGGGCGCGCGCCCCATCCGCACCATCAGCACCGCCGTTGTCGGCATGGTTTGCACTGCAGACGATGCAGACGCCGCCGTCTTCCCGCTGAACACACCCGTTTTGCTGACCGACGTGCTCAGCGCCATCGGCAGTGCCGGGACCGAGGGCACACTCGCCAAGAGCCTGGACGCCATAGCGGACAACGCGAGCCCGCTCACCGTCGTGGTGCGCGTAGCAGAAGGCGTGGACGAAGCAGCCACCACCAGCAACATCGTCGGCACTGTCACCGCC